CGAGCCTGGAGAGCCTCGCAAACCAAGAAGAAGTAACTCTCTTCGACCCAAACTTAACTCTTCACGGAGAATCTGACTATGGCTATTGCATCCAACACCCTTCTGACTGACGACATCATCACGAATGAAGCCCTCGCAGTCCTGCGAAACCAATTCGTGCTTGCTTCCCGCTCGCTCCGTCCAATCGACGACCTCTTCGGCAAGACCGGAATGAAGGCCGGCGATACGGTCCGTGTCCGTGTCCCAGTCCGTTACACTTCGACAACTGGTGCTGCTATCACGAAGCAGAATTCGGTTGAAACGAATACTTCCCTCGCTCTTACTCAGCGAAACATCGGTATGGGCTTCACCTCGAAGGACCGTACTCTGTCTGTTGATGACTTCAGTAACCGCTTCATTGCTCCGGCAATGGCTCAGCTTGCTTCGGACATCGATGCTGACGGCTTCGCTCTGTACTACAAGGCAACAAACCTCACGACTCCAGGGTCGTACTCGTCTGGCTCACCAGCTGCCTTCACCGGTGCTGATGTCTCGACACTCCGTCCATTCCTCGATGCTTCCGCTCGTCTGACTGAGCAAGCTGCACCGATCGATGACCAACGGTACATCGCTGTGACACCAGCTGCTTCGGCTGCTGTTGTTGATGGTCTGAAGGGTCTCTTCCAAGATGCTTCTTCGATCGCCGAGCAGTACAAGCGTGGTCTGATGGGTGTTGCTGCTGGCTTCGAGTGGGCAGTTGCTCAAACTCTGCCGACACACACTTGCGGTACCCGTACGAATGTGACCCCACTGATCGACGGTGCTCAGACTGGTGCTTCTCTGCTTCTGAAGGGTGCAGGCAATGCTGTCACCGTGAAGCGTGGTGACCAATTCACGATCGCTGGTGTGTATGCGATCAACCCACTGACCCGCTCAGCAACCAACAAGCTGCAAGTCTTCTCGGTGCAAGCCGACGGCACGACTTCAGCCGGTGGTGCTATCACGGTCTCGGTGCTCCCAAGCATCAATGTCACGGCTCCAAACCAGACTGTCTCCGCACAGGCTGCTGACGGTGCTGCTGTCACTTGGATGGGTGCTGCTTCCGTCGGTACCGATGTGAATCTGGCTTGGCACAAGGATGCCTTTATGGTTGCCTTCTGCTCGCTGACTTCTGACCTCCCAGGTGCTGAAGCTTCGGTCGCTACGGATCCGGAATCCGGTATCTCTGTCCGTCTGTCCCGTCAGCACAATGCTGAGACCGACGAAACCGTCACTCGTCTCGATGTGCTGTACGGCTGGCAAATGGTCCGCCCAAGCCTGGTTTGCCGAGTACAAGCTTAACACCCCTGCACTCGAATAGCGAAATCCGCTAAATAGGGAGAGGCGAAGTGCCTCTCCCTTTGTGCTTTTAGGAGCGGATTATGTACTACACTTACACCTTCTTCGTTGATGGGATCCCTGAGTATGTTGGCAAGGGTGTCTATGACCGTTGGTTGCGACACTACACTGGCAAGGGATACTGGCAAAACCACCTGAAATCTGCAGTGAAGAAAGGCAAGGACATCATTATTTTGATCGTACCACAAGAAAGTGAAAGAGCTGCTTGGGATGAAGAGATCCGATTGATCACAAAGTACGGTCGGAAGGATCTTGGTACAGGACCGCTGTACAACTTGACATCAGGCGGTGATGGTGGATCACTTGGCCCCGAGTCTCGCAAGAAAATCTCTATTGCCCGTACAGGGAAGCCACTATCAGCAGAGCATAGAGCGAAGATCTCGGCACTTCACAAGGGCAAGAAGGTCACAAACCCAGTAAAACTTGAAAGTTGCCGGCGAAATATGATGGCACGACACACCTTCGGTACGACACGATCAGAAGAAGAAAAGAAGAAACTTAGCGAGCTTCGCAAGGGAAAACTTTGGACCGAAGCCCGTCGGAATGCAGTGTTGCCTGAATACCCACAAGAGGCAAAAGATAAGATTGCCGAGAAGGCAAAGGCACGATGGGCAACAGGAAAGGTATCCTTGACCCCAAGACCTTGTACGATTGACGGCGACACGATTTACCCTTCACTCGGGAAGTTGATCAAAGCTCTTGGCAAGGGCATCAACGGTGCTCGATCGCCACATCTTCGGTTTGTTGAGATCGACAACAACCCATAAATACAGCACTAACTTAGGAGACCCGATGAGCACATATCGTGACCTCGTTGCCGGTGCCCTTCGCTTGATCGGTGTAATCGGCGATTCCGAGACACCAACTTCGTATCAAGCTGAGAATGCACTGTTTGCATTGAAAGAGATGCTTGACTCGTGGAATTCTGACGGTCTGATGATCTTCACATCCACCTTCCACGAGCTCTCGCTGAGTACTCAGAAATCCGACTGGACGATTGGTCCCGGTGCTGAGATTGATGTGACGGTCCGCCCGTCCCAAATTACCGGTGCTTGGGTGAAGCAGAATGCTTCGACCTCATCGCCAATCGATCTTCCGATGTCCGTCCTTACTCCAAGCGAGTGGGGTGACATCCGCTCGAAAACTGTCTCGAGCAATATCCCACGATTCGTGTATCTGAATAACGACTGGCCGACTGCCACTCTGTACCTGTGGCCAGTGCCGCAAGTGAATGATACGAAGCTGGTATTGCTGTTTGAATCGGTGCTTGATGCTGACCTCACATTGGATACAGTTGAAACATTGCCGCCGGCATACCGTCAGGCAATCCGCTTCAATCTTGCTGCTTTGATCGCTCCGGAATACGGAATGGAAGCATCGCCAACGGTACAACTTCAGGCATACAAGTCCAAGAATACGATCGCACAAAACAACCAAGAGATCGATCGACTTGACTTCGACCCAATCATTCAAGGTACGAAACAAGGACTTTGGTACATCGGCGACGATACAACTCGCTAAGGAGCTCGTATGAAGCAAAACATCGGATCTGCCCTGTTTGCTGGTGCAGTTGGTGCTAAGAAAGTACCAGCGAAACCAGTGCCGAAGCAGACGAAGCCAGTCGAGAAGTCTAAGGGAGCGAAGTGATGCCGACGGTACGATTCAAAGGATTTGTCGGTCAGAGCTACACCATTCGAAACAATCGCTTCGATTGCCAGCGGACGGTGAATCTGTACCCAGAAGCAGATGAAACTGGGAATGGCAAGAATGCTGAGATCACACAGCTCACTCGTACTCCTGGACTCACGAAGCTCGTGAATGCCACCGGGACTGCCGGGAAGTGCCTGTATGTCTCGTCAGTCGGGACCGTGTTTTACTACTCTGGGAATACATTGTACTCAGTGTCCGGTGTTGATGGGTCGAATACCGGTTGGTCACTCACGACCGTCGGCACATTCGTTGTCGGCGGTACGATCTCGATGGCTGACAACGGACAACAGCTCTTCATCGTCGGTACTTCTGGCGGTGGATACACACACGACTTCGATACTCTCGTGATCGCTGCAATCACGACTTTGCTGCCGTCAAGCTGCACATTCATCGACGGGTACATCGTGCTCTCTGAATTCGGCACAAACAAATTCTACTGGACCGATCTGTACAGCACAACTATTCCGGCACTGAACTTCGCTTCTGCCGAATCGAATCCAGATGATGTCGTCGCCGTGATCAACAACAACCAAGACCTTTGGGTCTTCGGCGAGAAGACCACCGAGCTGTGGTACGATGCCGGTCAAGGGAATGTCGTGTTTGCTCGCCGTCCTGGTATCCTTGTGGAGACCGGTTGTGCTGCAGCAGCGACAATTCAGAAGACGATGACAAACCAGATGATCTGGATGTCGTACGATGACCGTGGTGGTCCGATGATTGTCACGAATGATGGATACACACCTCGTCGAATCAGCACATTCGCTGTCGAGCAGCAATGGTCGAATCTCACTCGTACTCAGATCGCCGCAGCATCTGCCTTCGTGTATGCACAAGACGGTCACTTCTTCTATTGCCTGAATGTGCCGGGTGTCTCAAGCACTTGGGTGTATGATCTGACGACCTCACAGCAACTTCAACAGGCAACTTGGCACGAGCGGAC